ATGTGTTGGCATTGTAACCCGAAATGTGAAGAAAGATTACAGATGCATTGCGAGACGAAATATCGCTTGACGCAGGTCTTCTGATGATCTACACTCCTCCTCGCATTCGCATATTCAGAGTAGAAAGTGTGGTCAGTCGAACATGCATTCCTTCCATTTTTGTGTCATTCTCCTGTATACTTGTACTATAGCTGATATCCACAGTAACGCCGCCTCTGTACTCTTTCCCATTCACCTGTATAGCCTGAAAGTCCGGCGCATGAACCTAAGCCTGCTGTGGGAGAACTGTATCGCTGCCTACCTCAAGGAGGTGTTTTACGCGCATTCGGGCAGCGCGCACACGATCAGGGATTATAGCGGCATCTTGCAGCGGTTCTTCAAGCACACCGCCAAATCCCCTGAGCGCTGCACGCGAGAAGACGTGATCAACTTCATAGCGATGTCCACGCCTGCTGGCACACCACCGTCTCACAACACGCGCAACTATCGCCTGAACGTGGTCCGTGGCTTCTATCGCTTTGCCGCACGCTTTGTTGTCTACGACGGCTATGGGCAGCCCTATCGGTTATTCCAGGGCGAGAACCCGGCCGAGGGCTTGCATAGGATGAAGGTCGAGGTCAGGCCACGCTATCTCACCGAGGAAGAGGTGCTCCGTTTCTTTGCGGCCATCCCACGTGATACCCTGCGCGGGCTGCGGGATCGAGCGCTTTTCCTCACCTACTTCCTCACGGCGCGCAGGCTCTCCGAGATTGCAAACCTTTTGTGGGGCGATATCGAATATGGCACGATCAGCGACGAGCAGGGGAACAGGCCGGGCTACCTCTATCACTGGGCAGGCAAGGGCAAAGGTGGACAGATGGACGCCGCCGAGCTGCCAGAGCCAGCATATGAGGCCATCGTGCTGTATCTCAAGGCATCAGGTCGCATGACTACCCTTGCAGCAGATGACCCGATCTTCATAGCTGTGCCCAATCCAAAGGGCGGCGGCTCTCCTATCGACCCTTACAAGCGCCTCTGTGACGGCTCGATCCTGCGCCTGGCAAAAGAGTATGCAGAGCTGGCTGGCATCGAGAAGCACAAGCGCAATGTGCATATCTGGCGGCACACGAGCGCAAAACATAGACTCGATGGGGGCGAGTCTATTTTCTCGCTGAAAGAAACGTTGAGGCATAGCAGCCTCGACTTGACGTACCGGTACGCTCGTGCCATGCAGACGACAGGCGATGCAGGCGCTGCGCTGCTCATGGGCAAGTTCGCGGAGTTGTAGTCAGTCGTAGTGGCTCATAATTGGGTATATTTCACCTCGTCAGCATCCCATAAGATCGCTTCCTCTAATGTATCATGTGCTGACTTCAAGCTCCTATGCGTAGAGGCTTTCAGCGCGCAAGACATGGTAACGCGGTCTGGAGCATATTGAAATGCTGCAAGGTAGGCAATGCCGTTGCTTGTCGCTATCTTGTCTATTTGCTCCATCAAGGGCGCTATCTGCTGATCGTAGATTTCGCGTCCTGTCATTTTATAATCGCCTTTCTTGTGCGTCTTACAGAGCAGGGATGACGTGCAGCAGCAGCGTCACGGCCACGTCTACCGCCGCCATGATGAGAAGCTGCCAGGGAAGGGTACACCACCAGGGGAGCGGTTGCTGATAGAGTTGTGCTTGCATTATGAATTTCCTTTCTGTTTCAACGAGAGGCGAGGCGGGATGACGTTCTTGTTGAGCGCGTCCTGCAATTGCTTCCTGCGCCTATAAGCGGCCTGCTTCTTTGAGTATACCTTATTGTCATGCGGTATCTTATCCGCATAATGCATCGGTGCAGATGGACACCAGAATATCTGATAGCCTTTCTCGGGCTTACCCTCGACCTCTCTGGGAACCTCAAAAACTCTAAACATATACATCCCCTTTCTTTGCTAAAACAAGTGTAACATTTTGGTAACTACAAGTCAATGAATTTTCCTGGTGAAAACTCGTTGAAAATTCATTGACAAAACGTTGGAAATGTCGTATAATAAGAATAGAGAATGAAACAGAAACAAGGAGAACGGAAATGCAGGACTATCGCAGAGGATTGAACTTCATAGAGATCAAGAAGATTGCTGAGCAGTGGGCGGAAGAGTACGAGGCTTCCAGTTACGATGACTGGTGCCATCCCTACAGCAATCAGACTATGACAGTGACCCAGGTACTCTGGAGCCTGCACACCGAGCGTGATATGAGCGTAAGCGGCATGCGCGGGCACTTTGAGCGGCATATGAGAGCCGTAAACGCACGATAGAAAGAAAGCCTGAGCCGAAGCCCAGGCGGTAGATAAAAAGGAGAAATAGCAATGACAACCACACTCAAGACACAGATCACAGCCGCGGCGATTTACCGCGTTACCGATAAAGTCACCGGCGAGAAGTTCTTCCTGGTGAAGAGCGACTCCTGCCGCGACTGCTACCACGAAGTGCGCTGGGACTCGGAGCGGTTGGCCTGGACCTGCAACGGCGAGCATTGCCAGTACCAGCGCGGTGGAACCACTTGCAAGCACGCACGCGCGGCTTCAGAGGTGATGCAGGCACGCAGAGCCGCAGCGGTCCGATTGCAAGCGGCAGAAGAGCGCGCGGTAGCGAACCTGGCATCGGATGATCTCCGCTTCAACGCCTGGCATGGCAGCAACTACGGGGCGGAGCGGCCCATCGACGAGCGCGGCTCGCTCAATTATCGAAATGACGGATTCAGGCTGATGCGATGATGGACGCCTGGCAGCGATTATATAGAGAAGAGGAAGAGGCACTCTGCCTCTTCCTCTCGGAGGAGTTTACATTGAACACATTTGACATCTACTACGAGCCTGCTGACACAGACGAGCCCCGGCGCTGGCTTGGAATGGTTGACGCTGATACGATGGGTGATGCTTTACAGAAAGCGTCGGAGTGGTGGGAAGTTCCCAGCTACGATTTGGTGGCAGTACAGGTTCAGAAGGAGCAAGGCAATGGCAATTAAATTGCATGGCAAAGACTATGTTGAAGTCAAGGATCGTGTGCAGGCGGCGCACACCGAGGAAAGCTATAGTATGCTCAAGGAAGAGACGTTCAGCATGGGTGGGCGCGAGTATGTGCGTATCTATATCGATGTCAAGGGTAAGCAATACATCGGCACAGCAGAATGTAAATACAACGCGCCGCCCAAATCGCCTGACGGGCAATCGCCTTTTGAGTGTGGCGAAACCTCTGCCCTGGGCAGAGCGCTTGGGTTTGCCGGTTATGGCGTGGTAGACTCGATAGCGAGCGCCGATGAGGTTGTGCGCAATGTCGAGGCACAAGCCTTTGCGCAGCCGAAAGCCCATCCAGGTACTGAGCACCTGACGAACGGCGATGGGACGCCGGCGTTCCCCGCCATGCCGCAGGCTCCCACGCTTGCAGACATCACCGGGCTGTTCGGCAAGCTCTATAAGCCCGAACGGTTCCCATCGTTCAAGCAGATGGTCCTCGAGCGAACGGTAGACAACAAGGATTTGACCGAGGATGACCGGGTGAAGCTGTGGGATAAGTTGAGCAGTATCAAGCGCGCCGCCAAGCCCGCAGGTGAGCAGCCTGCGGCGTAGAAAGGATAAGTATAATGCTCTATCTTATCACATTCTGGGAAGATGAAATCAAACAGAGGATAGCGTTTCTTGTGCAAGCAGACTCACGCGAGCAGGCAAAGCGCATCGTTACACGCTACTGTGTTGACAATCACCTATTCGGTGGACTCGGGGCAGTGCCTTCCATGCGGTCACATCTGCTGGTCGTAGATAATGAGCATCTCTTGCAGCGCATAGATCAACTAGTGGTGTAGTGAAACTACGTGTAAATGCCCTGGCGTACTTACGGTTCGGCCAGGGCATCGCTTGTTGGTCAATTATGGAACCTTTTTGAACCTTTAGTGTACCACATCTTGCAGCAAGAAAAGACGCAATGCGTTTGGTTTCGCTCTTGCGCCGTTTCGGGCTATAGTTGCTGAGAGCAGCAAGCAGGCCATTCCAGCGTTAACCTACGTCTGTTAACTACCTGTGTCCTGGCATGCCAGGGCTTAGAAAGACTAGACGGGAGGGTGCACTACGGGCATCCTATATAGATATATTCTTTCTCATCCTGTCAAAAGCGGAAACGGTTCCCACTTGTCTTAGTCCGAATTGTAGGCTATACTACTGCTATACCTTTCTTCTTGTAGGTGACCCATGTATGCATGCGATACAGGTGAAATTCCCGCAGTCTGTGTTGGGCAACTCAAGCATTTTGAGAATGTCCACACGGAGGATGTCAGCATGATTAGCGAGTTGATCGGCTGGTTTCGGAAGTTAGCCCGCGGCAATGGCCGCCTGTTGCTCAAGGTCTTTGGCGGCAACATCACGGGATTTGAGCCAACACCTGACATTCCCAACAAGAAGAAGAAGAAAGCAAGTTGACGCGGGATGGAGTAAAGGCAACTCACCAGGCCCATAACCTGGAGGTTATCGGTTCGATTCCGGTTCCCGCTACTATCCCCAATTTTTAATCGACAGTGACTAGCCAGGGGAGCAGGCTATGAGAGCCTCTTGACAATGGCCCGTTTCGCAGGATAGGCGATGAGGGCATGCAGTGACTATCCCTTTGCTGCATGCCAGGGCAGGGTACACAAGGGGCTCAGCTTCCATCCTAAGTGCTGATAACGCGGGCCTTCGGCCCATGCAGGCGCTCTTGATCTGAGAGGATCAGGGGCGTTTTTTGTTGCATTACACAAGCAAATCGCCAGCCGAGACAGCCACTACGCATAAGGAGGCACACATGGACATCGACATCCTGGGCACCTGGAGGCAGCTCCCACCGTGGCACAAACGCGCCCTGCTCGTAGCGGCTATCATCCTGCTCGCCTATAGCGGCGCCTATGTGTGGTTTCTCGCGAGGTGACTATGACCACACTAGAGCAGCGCATCACCGCACACCTGGAGATACACCGCTTCACGCTCGATGTGCATGCAGAGCCCTACCCGCGCATGCGCTGCTGGTGCGGCGCGTCGATGGAGGTGGACTACAGCCAGGGCCGCGTCGAGATGAACCTGAGATTGGCTAAGTTCTGTGGAGAGCATAAGGCGTGCCCACCGCCGGAGGATGTATGACAACTGTAGCGCAAACTTTAGTGAAATGGGATAGGCTACGGCAAGAAGTTGAAGAAGCCCATGCCATTGATGAATTAAAAGATATCAGAGATCAAGCTGAAGCCCTCCGCCAGTATGCAAAAAGACGTGGTGAATCTCTGGATATGCAGAACAAAATGGCGGAGATCACCTTGCGCTGCTCAAGGCGCATGGGAGAGATGCTACCGACATTGATAACTCATGGCACAAAATCACACGATGTTATTTTGTCGGATTTGGAGATTACGCCAAATGATTCATCACGATGGCAAACTATCGCCAGATTACCAGAAGATACATTTGAGCAACATATAGAAGAAAAGATGGCGAGGCACGAAGAATTAACAATGGCAGGACTACTTCGTATTGCCACGCGCGGCACTCCTGCTGCTCTCCAAATGAGCGAGTCAAATGAATGGTATACCCCTAAAGAATATGTAAATGCCGCTAGAGAATTAATGGGCGGCATTGATCTTGATCCCGCGAGTTGTGCATTCGCTAATGAGACAGTCAAGGCCGCTGACTACTACGATATCACGCAGAACGGACTTGATAAAGAGTGGACGGGCCGTGTATGGCTTAATCCCCCCTATGGCTTCGATGGTGGCATCAGCAATCAAGAGCGATGGGTAAACAGACTGATAGAACAGTATCCACATAACACTACTGAGGCTGTGCTATTAGTTAATGCAGTTACTGATAGGAAGTGGTTTCAGCCACTTTGGGACTTCCCCATTTGCTTCACAGATCATCGTATTCGCTTCTATAACACTGATGTTGAGGCAGGACAGCCAACACACGGCAATGCATTGATTTATCTAGGCTTGCAAGAAAAAGAGAGCTTATTTGTTGCTCTCTTCAAGCAGTTTGGGCCGATTGCAAAGAGGATAGGATGATAGAAACGCGGAGAAGTTTTAATGGGCCTAATGGCACTCTTGCACAAGGGCGCATTGTTGAAGGTGAGATAGGCCAATGGCTTGTACGGTCACAAGGATGGACTCTTCTTCCTCCCTATGAGATAGAAATTCCTTCAGGCAAAGGGCCTCGTTTGTTTACTCCCAATGGAGAGCTAATCGTTCCTGATCTTTTGGGAATGCGATATAGAGGGAAGAAGTTTCAGCTTAAATGGTGGGAGTGTAAGGGTAAATCACGATTTACCTGGCGGTGGAAGGATGCAAAAGCCTGGCAAACTGGCATTGACTTACGGCATTATCTTGATTATCAGAAAGTGGAGCGGGATACAGTTGAAGTCTTTGTCTGCTTCTTACATAGTTGTTCCTCACCCTCTAAATACGACCTTGAGCATGGTTCCCCTACTACTTGCCCTACTGGATTATTTGGTCGACCACTTAGCTATCTCATGGCACATGAGCATCATAGAGACTCTTATAACAATGGCTGGCGCGATTGCCCGATGGTGTATTGGAACGAAAGCGATTTAGAGCGATTAGCAACGCTTGAAGAAGTACGGACGCTTCCTACTTCTTTGTGGAAAGGAGTGCCAGTATGAGCGATGAAATCACTAGGCAACAGGCAGAGAGCATTATTCGACTTCTAAGGCTTCGCTATGATTATCATCGGCTTATAGCCTGTAGTGAGTGTCAGTCAGCGCCATATGATCCTGAGGGTGAGATATGTTCTGATTGTGAGGAGCTTAATCAGATAGAAGAAGCCTTAGAAAAATGGTATGGAATCAAGTATCATTTGTTTGTGCAGGAGGTGCGAGCATGATCCACCTCTTGCGCCTGTTCCTGCTCAGGCTCACGCTACACAAGCAGCCGCCCTATCTCATACGCAAGCTCCGCGCGTTCCGTGACGCTGGCGATGAGCAGGAGCAACGCGAGACGTTGCAAGCCTTGCAGGAAGCCATGCCTGAGCACTTCGCGCCATCGCCTGACAGCATCAGCACGCCGCTCGGTCATGTGCCCTACAAGCGCCAGGTCAACCCACACGCTTCGCTCGATGAGGGCGTGGAGCGCGCACGCAACCGCAGTTATGTACCCTTTGGCGAGGAAATGAGCGATGCTGAGGACGAGGCGTTTTGGCGCGACCATCCCGAACTCGCCCGCTTTCGACATGTGCGAGGTGACGAATGAGCCGTACCTGCACTATTTGCTCACATCCCCAACGCGCTGCGATTGACTCTGCTTTTGCCGCAGGAGCATCTTATCGAAGCATAGCGAAGCAGTTCGATTGTTCCGAAGCAGCCATGTATCGCCATACTGCTGAGCATATCTCACAAGCAATTAAAGAGGCGCAGGCAGCCAAAGAAGAGGCGCAGGCGCTCGACGTGGTGATGCAGTTACGCGAGATCAATGACGTGGCTCGTGCCATCATGCATCAGTCCTTAGAGGCGAAAAAGAACGGCACGGCACTCTTTGCCATTGATCGTATTCAGAAGCAGTTGGAATTGCAGGCAAAGCTCTTGGGTAATCTCAATGATGCGCCGCAAATCAATATCTGGCTCTTGCCGGAGTGGCATACTATTCGCTCGACCATCGTACACTCGCTTTCACCGTTCCCTGATGCGCGTGTCGCGGTCGCGACCGCACTTTCACAACTAGAGGAGAGTCGTGCTCGCCTCAACTGACTTGGCGATGGCTCTGGATCCGGTGCTTCTGGCACGAGCCGCAGGAATAGAACCGGATCCGTGGCAGGCACGGTTGCTCAGAAGTTCAGCACAACGCATCCTGCTCAACTGCTCGCGGCAGAGTGGCAAGAGTACAACGGTGGCGACCCTCGCGGTTCATACGGCGTTCTACGAGCCAGGCGCGCCCATCTTGCTTCTGTCACCAGGGCTGCGGCAGAGTCAGGAATTGTTCCGCAAGTGCTTGGATGTGTATAGGGCGCTCGACAGGCCCTACCCGCCGGAGACAGAGAGCGCGTTACGGTTGGAGCTGGAAAACGGCAGCCGCATTATTAGCCTGCCAGGCACAGAAGCAACGGTGCGCTCGTTCTCAGGAGTGAAACTGCTGATCATCGATGAAGCAAGCCGGGTGGAAGATGCGCTATACATGGCAGTACGACCGATGTTAGCGGTGAGTGGTGGGCGATTAGTGCAACTGTCAAGTCCCTTTGGGACACGCGGCTTCTTTTGGGAAGCGTGGAAGAACAGAGAATATTGGGACTACTACGAGGTGCCTGCAACGGAGTGCCCGCGCATCTCGCCTGAGTTCCTGGAGGAAGAGAAGGCAACGATGGGTGAATGGTGGTTTGAACAGGAGTACATGTGCAAGTTCCTGGATGCGCTCACAGCAGCGTTCAGAAGCGAGGACATCGAGCGTATCGTGAAACCAGGAATCGAGCAATGGCTGTTGAACTAGCACAACTGAATCCGGCGTGCGTCGGTGTCGATGTCGGTCAGATCCATGACCCGACCGCCATAGCCGTGGCCGAGGTGGGACAGGTGTTCACGGGCAAGTATCGCTATGGCGAGCAGTACCGCAAACCTGCCTATGTCGATGCACAGATGCAGTTTCACAAGGCGGTCGATGCGCAAGAGGTCATGGTGAGCGAGTACACCGTGCGTCACATCCGGCGCTTGCCACTGGGCACAAGCTATCCGGATGTAGCGTTGCACATCGCTGACATGCTGTGCAACGAACTGTTTGCTCATCGCCAGGTGCGCGTGTTGATTGACGTAACCGGCGTTGGCCGCCCAGTCTATGACGATCTGAAGCGCGAAATCAGATTGCGGCCAGAAGCCCAGGGCGTGCGCTTGCAGCCCATCACCTTCTCGTGGGGTGAGAAGTACAATCGTCAGACTGGCGTGCTTGCCAAGGCGTTCCTGGTGAGCCGGTTGCAATCGCTCTTACAGGGCGGTCGTGTGCATGCGCCGCAGACGGCAGAGGTGAAGGTGATGCTGGAAGAGTTGCGCGTGTACGAAATCAAGGTAGACCAGGATGGCAAAGATACCTACGGCGCTACCATCGGTAAACACGATGATCTGGCAACGGCGTTAGGGCTCGCGTGCCTGGAAGACCCATTTGCCGATCAAGTGGGCTATAGCAGCAGGGTGTATTAGGAGAATGGAATGGATGTAACACAAGATCATGCAGCTATGTTACCGGCAGGTGACTTTGAGCGGCTCAGTAAGCATGAACGAGAAGAGTTCCATGCCATGCAGGAGCAGGTGGTGGCCTATCTCTTGAAGCAGAGCAATGATTTCCAGTTGCGCTTCCCAGGGCTCAAAGTGGAGTGGCGCTTTCAGGCAGAGGTGTATCAGAGCGTGACGCAAAACCCAGGCACCATTCGTTATTCGCAAAGGGTCTACTAGGAGATAGGTTATGACACAAACTATGCTGCCACCTGCGCAAACCGATTTGCCTCCGCAGCCGACCTACGAGATCACCGAAGCAGACAAGCGCCGCCAGAAGAAGATAGCCGACGCCTGGAAAGCCTACAACGACGAGTTAGACAAGCCGCTTGTGCCGATGGATGGCGAGCCCGACGATAACGTGATGTCCAACCGCTGCCAGCCGGTGGTGGACGCCGGCATTGACTTCCTCTTCGGCAAAGAGCTTGAGATCAGCCTGGGAGAGAACGCGCCGCAAGCAGACCAGGACTTCCTGAACAAAACGTGGGGTACCAAGGAAGAGCGCATCCCACTCTTGCAGGAATGGGCCATGAATGGGGCTATATCCGGTCAGGGCTTCCTGCGCATCGTGCCTGACGATGATGGCGGCTTTGAGATCGTCAACATAGACCCGTCTACCGTCTTCGTGCAAACCGCGCCACAAGACTGTAACCGCGTACTCTTATTCTGCATTCAATACTCCACGATAGAGAAGATCAACGGCATACCGCGTGAGGTGTTCTACCGCGAAGAGATCGCAGGCAACTACCCGGAACCCGGTCCAGGCCGCCGCGCAAAGAAAGCGACCTCCTGGACGATCCAGCACTGGACGCAGGTAGGCAACACTGGCATGCAACCCAAACTCACAGGCTGGACGCCAGCAGGCCCGCCGATTGAGTGGCCCTATTCGTTCCCGCCGCTCTTTGGCAACAAGAACCTACCGAACTCCAATTCGTATTGGGGCAATCCTGATATCACGCCGGGCTTGATTGGCCTCAACAACGCACTGAACCTGACGAACTCCTGTGCCAATCGCACCTTGAAGATATTTGGCTCACCCATCTTGTGGGGTACAGGTGCAGCTGAGTCATCTATTGCCATCCAGCCGGGGCGCATCCTGGTACTCGCTGACGGGGCCAAGCTCGACGCCGTGAAGATCAACGCCGATATCCCGGCCTCCATCCAGTTCGCAGCCGACCTGAGATCCGACATAGACGAACTCTCACATGTGCCAGGCGTGGCAACCGGGCGTATCTCCACCATGCCGCGCGGCAACTTGAGTGGCGTGGCGATAGAACTCTTGTTTATGCCGATCTCGAAAAAAACCGACACGAAGCGATGTACCTATGGGGGGCCGATCATTGAGATAAGCAAGGCGCTGCTCTTCCTGAATGGCATGAATGCAGACGTTGTGATCACGCTGGCGTGGCAGAACCCCATCCCCCATGACGATCTGCCAGGGGTGCAGACGGCGGTCGCGAAGAAAGAGTTGGGTGTGACGAATACCACGTTACTCCGCCAAATCGGGGAAGATCCTGAAGAAGAGGCGAAGCTCGCCACGTCTGAAACGGAACTGATCCTGGCGGGTCAAACGGTGTCGAACCTGCCGCCGGAAGCCCCTGGGACACCTGTGCTGCCAGGGCAACCATTGCCAGCACAACCAAAGCAGCCAGGAGGGAAGCAGCCATGAGAGAGCAGTTGAGCAGGGTAACGTGCTGGCTTCTATCTGACCCGCCACGTGAGCAGGTTTGGAGGCAAAACAGGGCAGAGCAAGAGTTTGCATGGGGATGCAATCAGGCTAAACTCTTAGGCTTCGCTGTCTCACCAATCAGGCGAAGCTCGCGCGATGTCACTAACGAGGACGGCAAGCCCTACATGTGTATGTACTATATCAGGGTAATCATCGAAGGGCCAGAGCAGGAGATGCCGCACTTGAAAGATATCATTGACAAGAAGTGCCCTCCGGTCTTTAAGGAAGGTGATCCATGGCACAAGCACTGATTGATACGTTAGTAACCCATCTGCAAGCAAAGGGATTTGAAGCCAGGCCGACCACGTACGCGGGCTCCCAACTCCTTGAGGCAAAGAAGGGCGGGCATACATTCCACTGGGATGCGCTCCTGCTCTCCGCGCTACCCGCAGAAAAGGCGCTTGCCGTTGTGGACAGTCTCGTCGAAGGAAGGTGATCTATGGCAGTTCTCAACGCGAAACAACGCAAGCGCAGCGCCACCATCGTCGTGAACGGGCAAGCCAAGTTCCCGATGCCTGACAAGGCACACGCACGCAACGCATTGGCACGGCTGAACCAGGCCAAGCCGCCATTGACGGCAGCTCAGAAAGCGAAAGTGCGCGCACGAGCCAACAGAATATTAGGCAAGAAGGCGAGTTAGAGCACGATATCGGCAAACTGTGCCGATAATCCTGATTATCGGCACAGTTTGCCGGGTAGAACGGGTATTTACGGCGCGCTTTTTGCATGTATAAGCAGAAGGTTATACAGTCAGGATGAATCGTCATCTTGACATCAGCACAAAGGATAAGGTATAGTTATGACACAGACACCACCGGCAACGCCCCAGGCGGGCAATGCTGGTAACGAACCCCAGCCCCAGGCGGGCGCAACTACCACTACACCTACACCCCAGGCGGGCGCAGGCAAGTCACCCGAAGACTATGAGCGCATGCTCGCTGAACTGCGCCATGAGAACGCCGGCCATCGCACCAAACTCAAGAAATTTGAGGAAGAGGAAGCCGCACGCACCCAGGCGCAAATGAGCGAACTGGAAAAAGCGCAAAAGCAGGCTGCTGACTTGCAAGAGCAGCATGAGGCGCTGGCAGCCGAACTCTACGAGGCGCGTGTGCGTCAGGACGTAGCCGACAGAATCGGCAAATTCAACTTTATCCCGAGTGCTCGGACGATTGCAACGCTTTTGCTTGCTGACGATGGCGCCATTGAGTTTGAGGACGGCCATCCAACCAACATTGAGAAGTTGCTAGAGAAGCTGGCGAAAGCCGAGCCCGAGCTCGTGAAGCCGCTGCCTGCCGCACCAGGGACACCTGGCAATCCGGCGCTCCCGGCCATGAACCCGGGGCGTAGCAGCATTCAATCACCGGGCGCAACGATACCGGGCCGCATACCGCGCTTAGAGGATATTCCCTGGAAGCGCTGAATAACTACTGTCGGGATGACAGAAGCAATAAATGATCTTTAGTATCTCGTCCTGAGCACCTTTAGCAGAGATGCCCTGGAGGGGATGATTGGAGAAACCCCTATGGCTATAGGCTCAGGGACATTTACCCTTGCCGACTACGCGCTGTACTCGAATCAGCCGGCAGTTCAGGCCGTGTCGATGTCCCTTATCGATTACGGCAATGTCCTCCAGGACATACCGATGATGACCAAGCAAACGCTGCAAGCCAACGGCGTGCGCTTTGAGGGCAACCTGCCCGTCATTAACTGGTCTCCGCTCAACGCTGAGGGTGTCACCGTACACGCCCAGCCAACCCCCTATCAAGAGCAAGCCTACCTGATGCGCAACTATGTGGACGTGGACAAATACATCGTGCTCGATCAGAACCAGATCACCGACACCCGCGCAAATCAGGCGAAAGCGGTGCTCAAAGCCCTCACCTACGATATCAACTTCAAGTTTTTCAAGAACGCGCATGACGGTACCGGCGACCCTAACGCGCCGGTCGGCCTGCGTGCGCGTATTGATGATGCAGCGGGCGCCAACAAGTTCGGGGTAAGGCCAGAAAACAAGATCGACTGTGGCGGGGCAACCGCCGACATCTCACAGGCGGGCATCAGTGCCGCGAAAGGCAACGCCTTCCTGGAAATGCTCGACCTCTTGTTGTGGTCGGTCGGTAGTCAAGACGGTACCGGCATCACCCTCTACATGAACGATTACATGAAAAGGCGCCTCAACTTCGTGCTGCGCAGTTTGGGTACAACTGGTGGTCTTGACGAGAGCAAAGACCAGTTCAATCGCACGATCACGACCTATAAAAATGCCGTCATCCGCGATCCTGGCGTCAAAGCTGACCAGACGACTCGTATCATCGCAGGCAACGCCATTCCGGCAGGCTCAGGCTCCGTTGGTGAGACGGCAGCCGGTGTGGACTCAACGGGTGCCTCTGCGAACTTCACGAGCATTTACGCCGTGAACTACGGCACCGACTACTTTTTCGGCTGGCAGTTCACCGATGGCCCCAACGTGCAGGACTTGGGTCTGATCAACAACGGCGTCATCTACCGCACACTGATCGACTGGGCGGTTGGCCTCATGAACAACAACACGCGCTCTATCGCGCGTTTGTTCGACATCAAGATCGGCTAAGCCGGAAAGGACAGAACGATGCCACAAGAAGATACCCCGGCTGCTGAAATGCAGATGTCCCCGGACGAGTTCGCCGAGTTGCGCGCGGGAGTCGCTGCCGTTTCGGTGCAAGATGTGCAACTTGGCCGCGTGCTTGACCTGCTCGTGCTCCACCTGGGGCATGCGCACGGGCTTGACCCGGCGGTAGAGGACGCGAAAGCAAAGGCTGCCGCGGAGGAACAAGCGGCAGCGGAAGCCGCCAAAGCCGAAGAGGATGCCAAAGCGGCAGAGCAGGCCGCCGCAGCCCCTGTAGCACCTGCTCAGGAAGGAGCATAAGCCATGCCCGTCGATGCCCTAAATGTCTTACAAACAAGTGTGACCAAGGTCGCTTCGTTTTCAGGTGCAGCTTTAATTCTGGCTGGAGGGACGCCCCGGCGTGGGATGAAAGCCCGCATCATCTATAGCGCAGCCTCTCAAGCCAGTGGAAGCGGCGTGTGGACGTTTTCAATTGATGTTTGCTACGATGGAATTCCCACGCTGTGGAACGTCGATTTCGTAGCACCGCCAATCACGCTCACAGCTTCGGCGCAGGCAGGGGAGATTTTTATTCCCTTTGACGTCAGTCCAACGGTTGTAGCCGGGGTTATCACCGCCCCGCAAATACGCTGTACTGCGACGCTGAGTGGCTCGCCTGTGACGCCGACGATTACCTACCAGTGTGACCTCAGTTTGACGAGGCCTTAGTCAGGGAAACGCGCTTTCCAGCCTTTATGGCTGATCTTGTTTCCCTTAGCAACGTGCATGAGGTTGGAACGATCAAGATGATGCTCTTTGCAGAATTGCCGAATACCGTAAATAGTCTGCTCAGTGCCATCGGGTGCAATGACGATGAGGGCTTTTGTGTTAGTCCTCCCTTGTCTCATTTTCTCTATGGTCTCAGGAGAGCGCTTCTTGCCAAGCTTGGACTGTCCAACGTTCTTACGGTGTTCAAGAGTATGTTTCTTGCCAAGCCTGATGGTACTGAGCAGTTTGCGAGTTTCAGACGAGGCTTTCTTGCCAGTATGATTGGTGTTACCACGTCGAGCAGCACTCAGTTTCTCGCGAGTGATAGGCGAGGCTTTCATACCCAGGCTAGAGCCAGCAGTGATAGCAATGTTAAAGCCGCGCTTTCCAAACGGCTGGTATCGGTCAAGCCAGTATTGCTCGCGTGCCGTCAGACTCATCGGCAAAACCAATTCCAGCACTTCGAAGATGAAGGCATCGGGGCCGTACTTGTTAAAAGCATGTTGCAGTTTGGGGTTATAGTGCTTGTTCCGCTGAAGCTCACTAAAATGGTTAGCTTTGCGCCAACGCAAATTGACGGCGCTTCCTATATAGAACATGCCTGTAACGGTGCAAGTGATCTTGTAGATACCCGATGTGTTGGGGATAGTGCTCATACTAACCTATTCTTTCCCGCTGAGGTAAAAGCGGTAGTTTCGTAGATTGTAACACGTAGAAAGGAGGCGTACACGATGCCAGTTAGAGGCACGATGGCTAATCTGATAGCGCGCACTCGCCTCCTGATCAACGATCCGGCAGGGGCTAATCAAGTATTCGATGATCAAACCGTGCAGAATGTGCTCGACGAGAGCCGTCAGGATCTCTATAACCTGCCGCTTGAGCCAAAGCCGACGTTTAGCGGCGCGACGATCCTCTACCTGGACTACCTGTCGCCCTCGCAACTAGGTGACTGGGAAGACGATATCGTGCTCAAGCAATACATGACGGTGGTGGTTACACCGTCACTGATTGACGATATCGTGGGGCATTACACGTTCGCACAGAGCACGTTCCCGCCGGTGTACATCACGGGCAAGACGTTCGATCTGTATCGCTCAGCAGCCGACTTGCTTGTGCGCATGGCTGCCAGGTGGGCGATGAGGTTCAACGCCACGGCTGACGGGCAGACGCTGCACTTAGAGGGCGTGTCCACAAACCTGCTGAACCTGGCGAAGCAATACCGAGCGAAGCAGCGCATCGGCGTCACGACCATGACGCGCTCGGACTTGCAGCAGCCGGCAGGGGCGAGCAGCGGTGTGAACCTGGATCCAAGGCCGATAGATTTTATGAGCTCGGGGTGAGGTGAGACATGAGCTTGCTTTCTACTGCTGAACAGGCACAATTGCAGGCTGATTTCGTGGCGGCTGTCTGCGACAAGACGTGCGTCATTACGCGCAGGCCGACGACATCGGGCAGCTCGGGCGAGCCGACCGGGAACTACAGCACGATCAATACGACGGTGGCAGGCATGCGGCAGCCAACAGCAGGCGAGTTGCAGAATTATGGCTACGTTATCGGTGACAAGGCAGCCTGGACGGTGCTCATGCCGGTCGGGACAGACGCCACGCATCAAGACAGGCTCATTATAGAGGGACAGACGCTCGAGGTGCATGTGTTGCTCAACCCGCGCTCGTATGAAATGTTCCATAGCGTGATTGCCGCAGAAATCAAGTGAGGTGAGATGATGGCAACCATTGGAGATGTGACTGTCAAAGTCAACTATGAAATGACTGAGGTAAGCAAGCAGCTTATTCGCAGCCTTGTGGCTGAAATCCTGAAAGAAGCCTTGCTGGACGATAGCACTCGCGTGCCTTTCGATAGCAAAGACGCCGTGCGCGAGTTTATCCGCGTCGAAGTGCGCAAGACGCTGAACGATATGGCGCTCTCTTCGGGGATGCGCTGAATGAAGAGGTGAAGCGATGGCACTGACAGGAGTGGTGTATAACCGCTTTCCAGCGATTGCGGCGCGCCTCAAACCAACTTGCCAGGGGATCGTGACGAGGACGACGCTGTACACACGAGATGCGGTACAAAGTTTGGCGCCAGTGGACTCTGGCTTTATGCAAGGTGCCGTCTATGCCGTTACGCCCGATGGCACATCGACCTATGGGCAAGGAATAGCGCCGCCAACCGACGATGCGTATCTATTGCCAGAAGTGCGCCCGGACAATGATACAACGGGCATCGTTGGCGCGGCTGCGAACTATTCGATATTCGTGAATAATGGCACGCGCTTCATGGGTGCTCAACCATTCTTTGATCAAGGGGTTGAGGATGGCCGGGCATATCTCGATATTGAGGTGAGTCGCTTCGAAGGGTTTTTAGGGTCGATCACATGAGTGAGACAGCACAAGCGTTCTTCTATCCCGCTGTCGAAGAGGGAAGAGCACGATTTGAGGCAGCACTCGCTGCGATGTGGAGTTTTCTATGAGCAATGCCGCCATCCTGTCCTGCTACCGTGAATCACCGCTAGAGCTAGATGAACTGGTGAACGGGGAAGTGTGGAGCAATATAGGCGGCTTGTATCGCTTGCAGGTGCAGGCAATCGTGCCGGGGCACGAACTCTATTACAGTTTCCAGTGGCTCAAATCGGTGCTTGTAGCGGATAGCACGCTCATGGGTTACGCCCCAGGGAACATATGGCGTGGCCTGGCACCATCGGGCACGGTGACGCCCTTCATCGTCATCGCGTTTCAGGCAGGAACTGATGTTCTAACGATGAACGCGACACGGCTCTTTGTCAATCCCTTGTTTCAAGTAAAAGTTACCGGGCCAGCGACTCTCAGCCCGACGCTAGGAGCGGCGGCGGCAGAGATTGACGCATTGCTTGCGCGCACATCCGGCATGATATAGATAGGAGAAACCCATCATGGCATGGACGCAGGAAATAACTACCATCAATCAGCGGCTCCAATTCGGGGCTGAGTCGACTTCCGCCCTTGGCGTCACGGTCCCGGCCAACAGGCTCATACAATGCTTCGATCTCCAGTGGGGGCCGATGGCCGATGTGAAGATGTACGAGGCCACAGGCCGCAAGTACCCCTCGGCGCAAATAGAGAACTCGGAATGGGTGGAGGGTACCATTGGCGGCTACCTGGACTACAATTGCATCATCTACTTGCTGTCCGGTACGATGGGGTCCATCTCGCCCATAGCGCATGGGGCCTCAGCCGTAGCAAAGGACTGGGTGTGGAGCCCGCCGCTGAGCGGCTCCGTCGTGCCGCAGACATACAGCATCGAGCAAGGCGACAGCGTGCGGGGGCGCAAAGCCAGTTATGGCCTCTTCACCGAGTACAGCTTCAAAGGTGATCGTCAGTCGGGTATCTCTATCGGGAGTAAGCTCCTGGCGCAACCGCTGGTAGACGGCATCACGATGACAGGCAGCCCAACCGCCATTGCGCTTGCCCCTATGGCGGGCAAGCACCTCAACGTGTACCTTGACGCGACAAGCGCTGCACTTGGTACGACGCAACTAGCGAAGGTGATGAACCTGGACTATGCCTTTACCGGCATCTACGGCCCGTTCTTCCCGTTCAACCGCGCCACGCTTGGCTGGACGTCGCACGTTGACCTCAATCCGGGCTGCGTGATCAAGATGCAACAGGAAGCCGATGCTGTGGGCATGGCGCAACTTACCGCGCTGCAAACCGGCGCGACACAGTTCTTACGCATCCAGGCGCAAGGGCTCATTATCGATAATTTGCAGACCGTCACGATTGGCGGCGGCGCCACAGGCGGGACGTTTACATTGAGCTATAAAGGGCAGACCACGGCCAACATCACCTATAGCGCCGCGCTGACCTCAGCAACGGTCAATACAGCCTTCCAACTGCTCTCCACGGTCGGCTCCAACTGTACCGTCACCGGCGGTGCAGGTGGTCCCTACATCTTCACGTTCTCGGGTGCGCTCGCTTCGGATATGTCGCCGGTTGGCGTGACGAACGTCGCCCTCACCGGTGGCACGCCAACCGTCTCCAGCGTGGCGCAAGCCTACAACATCTACCAGCACGACATGGCGGTGAAGGTGAGCAAGCCCAACCCGTTCGCAGACAACAAGGGCGTGTTTGCAGAGGAATGGGAGTTCACCGTGGTTGAAGACGCCACCTGGGGCAATGCGCAGAAAGTCACCGTCACCAATCTACTTACAGCACTCTAAAGGAGCTTTATGCCAGTTACGTTCAGACAGATCGCCGCGAAAACGGCAAGTGTCACACTCTCGCTTGGAGACAATACCATCACGATTGTCTATTATCCCAACAAATACACACCAGAGATTGTTGCAAGGTCTCAGGCTGGAACTATCACGGATAAAGAGTTCTTCCCTGAAATGATCAAAGAATGGGATATCTACGAGGATGAGGAACATACCGTGATGTTCCCCATTGAGCGCATTGATGAATTTGGCATCCCATTCAAGCGAGCAGTGGCAGAAGCCATTGGGCGAGATATTCTCCCAAACCTGCTGACGCCTCAGATGAATGGGAACAAGTAAATCTGGGGCGTTGGCTCGCAATGGGTGGCAAGATGGGCGCCTGTCCTGAGGATTACACCCTGGTGAAAGCGGCGCAATACTACGGGGTTGCGCCGTGGGAACTGATGGAACAGTCCTTCTGGTGGCAGGAGAGAGCAATCATGTTCATGAATGCCGAGAGTGCCGCAGCGAAGATCCTGGAGCAGCATAGGAGATAGCACAGTGCCGATAAGCGCCGCACAACTTATAGCAGAGGTCAGCGTCTTTGGCGTCGACAAGGGCGAGCGCGATCTCCTGCGCATGGGACTGGCAAGCGATAACCTTGGCGCCAAGTTCGGTGCGCTTGGCGTTGCCATTGCCGGTATTGGACTGGTGACTTTGGGTGCAAAAGTCATTCAGATGGCTGCCGATTTAGAGCAAGGCGTCAATCGCCTGAAGACGGGCGGCGGTGACATCCAGGATACATTCGCCTCATTGCGCACGGGCATCCAGAGCGTTGCCGTCGCGACAGGCGTACTGACAGGGCCACTCACTGACTCCATGTATCTCATCGTGAGTGCCGGGCAGCGTGGCGCGCAGGCGTTCGCGACTGAGACTGCAGCCGCCCAGGGCGCGCAAATCGAACTGGCCAACGTCAAGGACGTGACGCAAATCCTGACGACCATCCAAACCAACTTCGGCATCAGTGCCCATACAGCAGCGCAATACATGGATGGATTGGTGTCTGCTGTGAGCCACGGCAAGATCACCCTCGAAGACCTTTCCACCGCGATGTCTCCTATTCTGTCTCAGGCGGCGGCCCTGCACATCCATTTTGCCGATGTTGCGGCGGCCATGTCGGATATGACCAATCAAGGCATAAACGCATCCCAGTCAGCGACCGCGCTCCGCTTTGTGATGCAATCCATCATTCAGCCAACCAGCGCCTCGCGCAAGGCCATGCAAGAATTTGGACTGGATAGCGAAAAAGTAGCAGCAGAGATGAAGGTATCGCTCCCAGGCGCAATCCAGATGTATGTCGATGCCGCAAAGAAAGGCGGAGGGAGCACACAGGACTTCGTTGATCGATTAGGCGCTATGGTAGGCGGCGGGACGCGTTCAGGAAAGGCACTGCTGGCACTAAGCAATTCAATGGGTACGTGGGAATCAGATATCAAAGCCGTCAACGCTGCCATGGGGGATATGAACACGAACGTCGCAGGCTGGGATACCGCGCAAAGCAACCTGAATGTGAAGCTAGAGAAAGGGCAGGCATTTCTGCAAGTGCTTGGGCAAAATGTCGGCGAGTTACTCATACCCTATGTCGGCCAACTGCTCGATCTCGTCGGGCCGCTCTCCATCGACTTTGACCACTGGGCTACCTCTACCGATGGATTGGCAGGCGATATCAACCAGCTCGCTTCGTTTGTCACCTACCTCGTCAGGGACGTGCAGAATAATGGCGCGATCAAAGAGTTTGGCGCGATCATGGGGGATATCGGGCAAACGGTTGGCAATGTCGTCAATACCGCGCTGCTGCTCCTTGGTGAAATCTTCGGCACCACGGCCACCAACGCTGGCAAAGCATCGGATGCGGCTACCAATGTGGCGAATGGCCTCAAACGGGTGCTCGATACGGTCAAGCCTCTGACGGATGCCATGTCCTGGCTCAGCAGCCAATTTACCGATACGGGTGCCAAAGGGCAAATATTGCGCGGGGCGCTGCTCACGATAGGCGGGGTGATTGCTGGTATCAAGATTGCTGAGTTCGCTAGTGCTCTGGGAACTGCATTAGCTAATGCAGGATTGGATGTCCAATATTTCGGCGCGAAATTGCTAGGTATGCAGTACGCAGCCGATATCGATGCGATGAGTCTGACAAAGGTGGGCGTTGCTGCGGAGTCGGCCGGCACATCAGCGGCTGCCGCTCGCGGGTGGTTTGTGCAGCTTGAGGCAACCCTTGATGGGGACGCCCTGGCCGCAACCCAAGCTGGTACTGCGTTTGGAGGCATGGGTCCATCGGTGAAAGGGCTTGGGTTGGCAATGGGTCCAATTATCGGCATAGCCACCGGGGTGACACTCGCGTTGCAGGCTCTCCCACCGGTAGCTGATGGGGCCAAGCTTGGTTTCCATAATCTGCTGGAGCAATTTCAACTCTTTTCGATGTCTACTGCGCTGGCACCGCTCCACCAGGGCACCCAACAAGTCGTGCTGGACTTCCACAACATGTACCAGGGCGCAACCGACAGCACCACACGCCTCAAAAGTGGCGTCACGCTCTCAGCCAATCAGATGTCGAACGGGATGATAGAGACCGTTACCTACATGCAGGCGATGGCCTCCGGCCAGTTCAGAGTGCTCAACAGCAATGGCAGCAACTACACGCGCAACCTGGAGGCCCAGGTCACGACCAACTTCTTCAACATGCACAAGCAGGTATACGGCGAAACGCAAGCAATGTCCAATGATGCGGTGGCAGCAATGGCGCGATTGAACGGTGACATGACGGCGCAAGCAGCATCGATGGATGCCAATGTGATCGGCTACTGGAATGATGTGGCGAACTATATTGCGGGCCATCCCATCAACGGCAATATCACCTATACTGTGCAGAACATAGGCGGTAGTGGAGCGCCTGCACGCTATAGCGCTGAAGGCTGGCCCAATTCTCCTGGTGGCCTGTCCTGGGTCGGTGAGCGCGGGCCGGAACTCATGTATGTGCCACGCGGCGCGAGCATCATCCCACACCAGCAGAGCGAGCGCATAGCGGCCGGTGGAGGAACTTCAGGTCGACCCGTGGTGATTCAGTTCGTCGTCAATGGCCGCCAACTGGCCCAGGCCGCATTGCCTGACTTCGTAGCCGCTATACGTGATGGAGTCGGCACAAGATTTTGAGGAGGAAGCCACATGTCACGATTGCCAACCGTAGGAGCCGACAGCAACACCTGGGGCACCGTCCTCAACGATTTCCTGAGCGTGGCCCACAATGCCGATGGGTCAATCAAAAACCTGTTTGTGAACGTCACAAACCCGGTCTATGGCGCTGATCCGACCGGGGTGAATGACTCGACCACGGCTATCCAGGCGGCTATCACGGCGGCACAAGCGGCAGGCGGGGGCGTGATCTTCTTTCCAGCGGGCACCTATAGTATCAGCAGCACACTCAGCGTCACAGCCGACAATATCCAGTTTCTCGGCGTAGGACGAAGTAGCATCATTCAAACAAAAGCCACCTTCACTGCCTCACCGATGATCTGGTATCAGGGACCAGGCGGCGCGGGCAACTTCCGCTTTGGCGCACAGCTCGTAAGCCTGCGCCTTATCAATACAGCGGGCTCTACTGCCGCCATCGGCATCCAGTTAGACAGCACCTATTACGCCAGGATACACCGCGTTGATGTCACTGGCGTCTATGCAAACAACATCTACCTCAATGGCATCGCAACCGCATTCGGGGCATATACAAGCATTAGAGATTGCAACTTGGGACCGGGGCCAGGAGGCGTAACGAGTGGCGGCATCGGCATACTCACCAATAATCATGAGTTCAATGTCATCGATAGCAACGTGATCAACTGGTTCAGCGTGGCCGGCGGCTATGGCATCAAGATGGCAAATGGCTCTACGGTCATCTCTAATAACACCTTCGATGAATGCGATACAAGCATCTGGAATAGCTTTCAATCGTTCAATCGCATTGTCAACAATCAATTTGATCGCGGCATCACCCAATTTATCTACCTCAATGGCTGTAAGCATACGACGGTCGCAAATAATGCCTTCCAGCATTTCGTGGGGACCGGCTCCAAGACAATCTTGAATGTGGATAACTCTGCAAATGCCAGCAACGTCATCGCCAACAATACCTGTATGCTTGCTTCTGGCTGGACGAACTTTGTGATCGAGGGTGGGAGCCTGGGAACGTCCAACACTTACGAGAACAACGATACGGCAGGGTTGGCAATCACGCAGACAAACGGCATCTTCAAGAATAACCGGGGCTACAACCCGGTCGGGCAAGTAACCGCACCCGCCTTTCCAGCAACCACGGTGGCCGCGACCAATACGACAGGCGTAGATGTCACCGCGTATATCGCCAATGGCACAAGCGCCATTACGGTCGTGCAGATTGCAGGCGTGGGTGGTACCTACGTGACAACGCTCTATCAGATTGCGGCAAGT